TAAAACGCCTCCAGGACAAAATTGATCCCCGTTTCTTCCTTTGGAGAAAACATGGATCGGAATGTCCAAAGAACCCTATCAGGTTCCAGGACATAAAGAATACAAAAGTCCAATTAGACTTTCTATTCAAGCATACACATTGGGGCTTCGCACTCAATGAACTATGTAAACAGGAGAAAGCCGAAGAAAGCCTTCCCCTTCCGGACCGCCCTAAGAAGATTCGAAGGACGGGACGTATGTTAAAGAAAGTCTTAATAGCTTTCTTTAACGGTGACCCGGATCCGAGGTGGACAGCCTCGTTCCGAGATAGTGTCTATGCCCCTGATAGGGTAAGCAATAGACAGAGACGGTCTTCTCGGTTTATGGAACTGTTGAAGACTGTAGATGGGGTTTTTATGCAGAGATTCTGCTGTTATCCCCATGAGGAATGGACATACCAGAAGTATGACTTATTCCTATTAAAACTCATTTATGAATTAATATCAGATGAGTTTTTGGATGGGCAACTAACCGAATTCGGAAGGAGCCTATCAAGTAGATTTTCTGACCTGAAAAGGGCCAGGAAGTACTTTAAGGAATTCGCCGGCCGAAACCGGATCGAAGACCTTGGTAAACAACCTTTGTTTGTGAAACAAGCGAGGTGGTTACGATTTCTCTTACCTCTCTACCGAGAGTATACGAGAAATAGTGATACCATGAGGAGAGCATTCCTTCATGGTACACTATGCCAAACGAGGTGTGCTGGAAAGCCACCGCCGTTGGACAAGTTACAGGCCAAGATAAAATTCTTGAAAACCGTAACTACGCCAGACCAAATTGAGACTTCTCAGTTAGGGCTGGTTAATGTGGCAATGGGGGAAATCCTCCAAAATTTACCTGACCACATTTTCACAGGGTTATCTACAAAAGCAGGTATCTCCGTGACATCTTCAGCTTGCTACGAGTACACGCGGCAAGATGAAGGTACCCTTCATGCAATACAAGATATTGTTATGGGAAGGGAAACCGGTGTAAGGGCACTAAACATTGACCTTAACACTGGCAAGGTGGATGGAAAGCTAGATGCTTCCATATCACCTGGGACGTATATCTTCTTCCGATGCTTGGAGGAAGTATTGCGTATGCCCCCATCAGAAAGGAGTAAAGCCTCTTTGGTGGTGGTAGACGAGCCTGGTAAAAATAGAGCTATTACCAAGGCCCGCGCTTGTTTAAAGATCGTCTTAGACGTCGTTAACAAGATCTGTGCGATCCCACTAGAACGTGGGTTCGACAGTTCCAAGAGTGGAATGGGAAAATCCAACCACACTTGGAATACCTTTAAGGAGTTTGAAGTACATCCTTTAAAGGGAGTTGTCTTTGACATAGACAATGTCGAAGATCAACAGTTAAATTCATGTATCCTAAGGAAAACAGAATTTAAGAACATTCTTGCAGTCAGTACTGACTACGAGAATGCTACCGATTACCTCTCACATAAAATTGCGAAGGTAATAGGGTACCAGTGGATGCTAAAATGTGGCATTCCACGGATATTACGTAATCTTGTTTGCGAAGTCGCATTCAAGACACGAACCGTATACTTTACCGGAAATCTCGGCATAGGTACGGAGGTCCACGGAGAAGAAAATCTCTACTTCGTGAACACGCAAAGAGGTG